TCATCCGTTACTGATGATCAATTCCCGCACCGCTTTCCCCCGGCCGCCACTGGCAGTGTAGGTCAGCGACACGTCCTCGATGTCGAAGGCGGAGAAGATCGAGCGAATGTCCGGCACGTCGTTGATGGAGAGCAGGAAGCGGCCCTTGATGCGGGCGAGACGCCCGGCCATTACCTCGTACTGGTCCCGGCTGAACAGTTCCTTGCCGTAATAATCCTCAGATCCCCAATAGGGCGGATCGAGGTAGAACAGCGTTTCTGGCTGATCGTAGCGGTCGATAAAGTCTAGCCAGTCGAGGTTTTCAATCACTACGCCCGTAAGCCGTTCGTGGATATCATCTAAGATGGGTGCGAGGCGCGTGAGATTGAAACGGGCTGAGCCAGCGCGCTGGACGCCAAAAGTCCGGCCGGCCACTTTTCCGCCGAAGGTCAGACGCTGAAGATACAGGAACCGAGCCGCTCGCTCGAGATCAGTCAGAGTGACCGGATTGCTCGCCTTGAGCCGCTCGAACTCGCGGCGGCTCGTGATCTGGAATTTCAGCATGTCCATGAAGTATGGATAGTGCCGCTGCAAAATGCGGAACAGGTTGACCACATCGCCGGAGCGGTCGTTGATCACCTCGGTACGTGGGGCAGATGACCGTTTAAAGAACACGCCGCCCATGCCGACAAAAGGCTCCGCATAAAGCGAATGGGGCACCGCTGCGATGCACTCGCAGATGCGGCGCGAGAGCTGGCGCTTGCCGCCAATGTAAGCAGCGGGCGGCGAAACCGGATCGACGGCGATGTGGTTAGGCTGGAAGGTCATATACTCATACTCAAGAATCGGTCACAAGCCGCTTGCCCGAAAGGGCGCGGACGCGACGGTTATCTACCCCTGCTGTCGGGCGGGTCTTCTTGCCGGATACCCCGCCGCCACGAATTGACGTGGCCGTCCTTGACTAGCGCGCCACCTCTTGCGGCGTGGGCCATTTGATTCCATCCAGTACTGCCTGCGCGGCCTCGACGCTCTCCGCCGCGCCGACTGCCGCTTTTGCGGCGAGCCGAACGGTGCGGATAGCGGAGCCTATCATCTGCCATTGCGTGTGCATCGCAGCCACGGTCGTTGCCACCTCCGCAAGCGTATCGCCATCAATGCCGATCGACGCCTCCAGCATCGGGTATGCGCCCGGTTCGGGCTCATATTTCGGATCGGCCTCAAGCGCGGCCAGATAAGCGATCGCCTCGGTTGCCGCCTGCTGATACTCCATTGCCTGCCCTTCGCCGGGCGTGATGTATTTTTTCCGCTCACGCTCCGCCGCCTGATCGACCGCAGCCTTATGCCCGGCCTTGGCCTCCGCAAGCCCGACATAGAGGCCAAAGGGCGTCAGGACAGCCTGCAAGGCCGCATCGGTTTGCTGTCCGGCATCATCCAGCGGCCACGGCGTCGGCTGGCGCGCGTCATTGCGCCATCCGAGGTATTCCTCATCGTCGGCGTCAACAATCGCTTGCCGGGCCGAAGAAAAGACGCGTCCATCATCAGCGCGCCAATACCAGTCATAGGGATCATACATATTGGCCTCCTGTCGAGGTGGCGCCATCACCGACGCCGGGGAAGAAATTGGGGCCGCCGCCCACCGTGTCGATCAAACCATTCATAATCACGCGATAACGCGCGCCTGCGGCGAGGTTCTCTCGGTTAACGAAAGTGACTGGATTGGAAGGAGAGGCGACAATTACACCGCCATTATCAGCCTGGGCGGCGGCGCTGCCGAGGGGGACCACGCCTACCAGCGTTTGTGTGCCTGCAATACTAATCCGCCCGCCGACATTGGCGCGGTACATGAACCTGGAACTGCTGGTGAAGCGATGATTGGAGACGTTGATCACACCGCCGCCATAGGCCTGCAGGGATGCCCCATCGATAGCGCCGGTCTCACAGCGATCAACGTTAAGCGTGGACTGCCCGTAGGAAATAAAGCCACTGCGCTCCGTGCCGGATTGAATCATCTGCGCTCGCACACCGGAAACCGATACGACATTCGATCCATAAACCGAGAAGGTATCCGCGCCGGCGCCACCATTGATCACAACGTTGCCAGGTGTAGCGACATCGCCGATAATGGACAGGGTCGGCCCGACCCTCTCGGGTATCCTGACGCGTCCGTAGGTAGCGGCAGCGACACGGATGGTCACCGTGTAGGGACCAGGGCCATACGCGAATGCCTGGTCTACCGCCCCCTGAATGGAGGCGATCGCGTGGGCGGCGTCATTGGCGGAGCCATCGTTTGCATCATTACCGATCGCGGCATTGACATGGAGCGTGATGGGCCGGCGCAATTGGGGAGTGGATAGCGCGCTTAAAACCCGGAACTTGGCTCCATCATAAATGAAGTCGTAAATGCCGCCCGCCACGATATCGCTGTCGTAGAGGGTCGACCCGTCAAGCCGCACAAGCTCCTTGTCCGGTAAACCGGAAACCGCCATCACCGATTTACCGGTGCTGGAGTTCTTGGCTTTAACGCGTAGTCCGAGGCCCGCGGTTAACGCCGTGAGGGCAGGCGTCGGGCTCACGACCACCCGGTTAACATCCGGGCTTGCGTCCTCGACATATACCCACCTGCCTGACTGTACATCCTGGGCAATTTTTTCGACATATGCGCCACCGATGCGCTCAAACACCCGTCCATCCGGCAGGCTGACGCCATGGCCGTCGCGAGGCGCAATAAACGTCCAATCCGTGCCCGACCATTCCGCGAGCTTCCCGGCCTGTCCCGCCCATTTACCGATACTCCCCGCTGGGATCAGATAAATGTCCCCCGCTGCTGGCGCCGCAGGCGGAGCGGTCAGCGTAACGCTCTGCACGGAGAGCCAAGGCAGACTATTGAGCCGCTCCACCGGTGTCTTCCGGGAGGTCACCCATTCGCGGCTGGCGAGCCACTCGATATAAGTGCCGGCCACGCGCAAAAAGACGCGCCCATCCGGCAGGCCTATACCGTGACCGTCCTTCGGAACAAAGATATTCCAGGCCGCGCCGGTCCACTCCGCGACACCGCCAGCCTTCCCAGCCCATGCCCCCGTCGCGCCGTTGGGGATGACGTAGGTATCCCACGCGGCAGCATTTGCGGGCGGCGCGGTGACGGTCATGGATTTTACCGGCACCCACGGCGTGAGGGAGAGCTGCGCCACAGGCACTTTGCGCTTCTCGACGAAATCCCGGCTCGCCAGCAAGACTGACGGATCGACCAGCATCGTGACGTTGGCTGTCTCGCCTATGATGATCTGGAATTCGTAGCGGATATCTTCAAGCTGCCCTTCAAGCGCGGTTGACTTATATTGCGAGACGGGCTTCGCCACCGCGATCATGTCGCCGGCACGGTCAAAAATGCCGAACTCACGCATCCACCAACCACCGACATTGGTCGGAATGATCGCGGTCACCAGTACCGCAGATGGGTTGAGCGGGTCGATTTCAACGCTTTCAACCTGCGTCCGCCAGACCTCGCGCACCAATGCCGTGCTAGCGGCGGTCGGGTTGACCTCTGCACCGTTGCCATCGCCAATCGCGAAATGCGTGATCGTCACCTCTTCGCCGCCGGCTGCGCTGAGCGCCAGCTTGTTACGGCCTACATTCGTAACGATGGAAAAGTAGTTTTGCGCCATGGTCAGACCTTTGCGTTGATGCGGATGTCACGGACGACGCGCGCGCCTGTCCCTGCGTAGGAAGGTGTAGAGAAGCTTTCATCGCCGAGCTGCGGCGCGTTGATACGCACCGTGCGGCCACGTCGCGAGGCAGCGCCAGCGTAGACGTTAGAAAGGCCGCGCAGGCCGTACTGGATGGCAATGTCCTGGCTGTGGCGTTTGGTGGCGGCGATGATGCGGGCGGCGGCGCGCTGATTGGCGAGATCGAGCGGCGCATGGCCGTCGATCACCGTGTCGGAGAGGAAAAGCACAACCCTGTGTGTATCGTGATGCGCCTTGGGCGTCTCTTCCCACCATTGCGTCCAGCGGGCGGATACGCCTATGGCCTCTAACGCCAGCTTGACGCCACGCACCGTGCCGGTGCGGGCATGGATTTCAGGCGCATGGGCGATCAGCGATCGCACCAAATCCTCGCGCATATTGGGCGAAACGAATTCGGATAGACCGGCCTCGACGATCATGATCGGCAACAGCGATGACTGGACTGTCCATGGGTCCTGGATCATGAGGGCGGATGGCCTGAAATCAGCCAGCAATGCGCCCAAGGCGCTGATGAAATCCCGCGAACGGCGGTCATTGACGCCGGGCGGAACAAGCTCAAGCGGGATGAACGGGTCAGACATTCGCCTTGACCTCAAGTTTGACGATTAGCTCATCGAGCCCGGCATAATGGGTTTTCGGCAGATCGGTGAAATCCAGCCCGCCGATGGCGACATCGGTCACGCCGGGAATCGTCTTGACGGCGGCGATGATGGCCGATGGCGCAATCTGTGCGCCAAGCTCCTGCGTCCATGGGAAAAAGGCCGTTTCCGCCGCCGCGCGGGCAGTGGCATCCAGTCCGGCAACCGCTTCGAGCGAACGCACGATCAGGGTGAAGCGAAATCCAATACGGACGGGATCATGCACCGTCACGTCATCGCCCATGGGGCGCAATGTGTCGGGGTCGAGATAGGCGAGGATGGCATCCTTCAGTGCCTGACTGGGCTGGCCTGTTCTGGTGAGCGGATAGATATTGATAAAGCCCGGCTCCGGCCTGACCGGCTCGACATCCACAATCTCCGGATCGACAGCCATGACATGCTCGCGATAGCCATTACGCGGGCCGGTCTTGGCGATGGTATAGAGCGCATTGACCACCCGAAGACGAAAGCGCTCGAGATCCTCGTCATCCGTGCCGCCCTCGACGATCGACACGTTGCGGACGCTGGTGACATAGGCAATCGGATCGAGCAGGTCGGCCACGGCGCCAACGCCGAGGCCGTTAAAGGCAGCGCCGGGCGTCTCGGCCGTGCCGCGCACCGTGGCCGCCAGCATCCCGGCCGGGATGATCAGGTCGGCGTCGGTGGCGAAGATGACAGCGGAACCGGACGCGACACGAGTGCCGCGCGGGATCACCACATCGACCAGCCGCACCTGATTAAGCTCGAACCGCAGCTCCGTTTTGGCCCGCTGCGCCAGAAGCCGAAAGGTCGAAACATTCGAGCCGCGATTTTCAAGGTGGACGCCCTCGGCAAACACTGCGGTGTTTTGCTCGGTCGCGGTCTGCGCCGCCTCGTTCAATATCGAAAGCGAATAGGCAGCGGTTTCGATCAAGAACATTTCGGTCTGCGCCGGATAGAGCGTGCGACCGGAAACGCGCTCGAACTCCTGCTTGAACAGCGCCTTCAGCTTGGCTGGATCGCGCTCGAAAAACTGCGGCGCGCCATTGGCCCGCAGTTGCTCAATCGTCCTTTTGACGGGATCAGGCACGATATTGGACCTCCGTCATGTACTGATCGGCAAGCACCCCCTCGACCGGTCGCCAGAAAACCCGTGTCTTGAAATGGGAAAACTGTGCCAATAGCACGTCAACCTTCTCGACCACGACGCGCGGCTCCCAGATGGTGATGGCGTCCCAGATTTCGCGGGTAAGCAACGGAATGCCGATGTCCGGATGCTTGTCGATCGCGCCATCGATGTCGCAGCCCTTTTCCGGCTCGGTCGGCACGGAGCGCTTCGGCGTCATGATCAGGTTGGAAATAGACTGATGCAGATCGTCGATGGCGGTGACGATCGCGCCATAGGTATCAGCGGCAATACCCGTTTCCGGGTCGATGCGGCTGACCTTGAGCGACCAATGGCGATGGCGAATTTTGTCTTTGTCGATCATGCCGCCAAACTATCGGACGGCACATAAAAAATGACCGGAACTGGGTTCCGGTCAATCCTTCAGATGGCAACCGAGGCTAGCCGGAAAAGCCGGTCAAGGCAAGCCAGCCCCTTAGTCGCAATCCCACTTGGATGCGCCGGATATCATGACCGCACCACATCCGCATGCATCCCCATCGCGCGCTATCGGCTCGCCCTCGCAGCGGTATTTCCCCGATCCGGATATAATAGGCGTCACGCCATGACCCGGAATGGGGCATGAATGAAGATCGCCTTTTCGGGCAATCAACGAGCCTTCGCACTGCCATTTCGAAGCGGACGAGATCACCACGCCGCCATGAGAAGAAATATCACCAAGACGCACGATCCGGGGCATTATTTCAGATGTCCGCTTGCGCCGGTGATAGTGACTTCGCCGGATACGTTGATCGTGATTGCGCCACTGGCGCGGTCGATGTGGATCGATCCGCCCGGAAAGGTCACGCCGAGATCGTCATTGCCATCGAAAGGCGGTGCATCCTTGTCATTATACTTGGAGCCGATAATGCAACCGTCTTCTCCCTTCATATCGACGGCGCACCACACTTCGTCATCCACATCCGGCATCATGAAACTCTTCGTGGTTCCCGAAGACCGCGCCAGCACATCAACCCAGAAAGAAACGGTGTCATCTTCGTCCTGAAACTGCACCTTCACGCGCATCTTTTTGGGATCGCGATCGACCACGATCCCACGCTTGTTAGAACTGTTCTGCTGGAAATCATTTTGCGCGCGCATCGAGCAACTCCGCGTCCGTAGTGTAACCGCTCCGGCTCATATTGTGGGTTGAACTGTCAATCAGATAGATACCGGCATATTTCCCGAAATCCGCCATATCGACGGTGACGCCTGCCAACGCCCGGACATCCCCCACCAGCGAGATCGAGCCGGAGCGGCTTTTCCGATTCTTGTAATGCAGGCGAGACCTTGCCAGCGCCTTGGCATTGGCCGGGCTTTCTGTCCGCTCCCCGGAAATCTTGAGCGTGTCGCCGGTCTTGACCTGGGCGTCCTTTTCCTCGGCCTTTATCGGCTCTTTTTTGTTGGCGTCGAGATAACTGACGCTTGCTTTCGAATAGGTTTCGGCCGTCTGGAATTTGAGACTGTAGCTCAGCAGCGTGGTGCCGATCATGGTATGGTTGATGACGAGCGCGGCGGCGCGGCCGTCGATCGAGCGGAACGAGGTGAAAATCGCCCGCTTGCCCTTCACCGTAAAATAATGGCCCGTATCTTCGGCAAGGCGCGTTAGAAATTCCAGATCACGTTCCCGGCGCTGGGACACGCGCTCGAAATTGATGTTCTCGATATCGCCTTCGACTGAAAGACCATTTTCGCCGGCCACCTTGCTGACGATCGCGCGCAAAGGCTGTTTTTCGAAGGCGCGGGTTTTCTCGGTTCGCAGTGGCTTGCTGATCGGCGCGGCGATGCCGCGCATGGTCATGGTATCGCCGCTGCTATCACCGGACGCTTCTGGCTCGTCCATCTCGAATTCACCGCAGGGCAGCACACCGCCGAGGCCATCGAAGATCGTCAGGGACATGGTGTCGCCCGGTTCCGGGCACCATTCCCCTTTCCATTTGCCGTCCTTATCCTGTACCGTGACGCTGATCTCGTCCATCTCGCCATGGTGCTTGTCGGTGTAGCTGACAGAAGTGGTCTCGGGATCCAGTTCCGACGAAATATCGACACCCTGATAGATGAGCTGGAAATAGGGCTTCGTCGCCATCACCGCCCTCCATAAACGGGATTGTCCCGTTTCCACGGCGGCAGCAGGTCGGTGTTGGTAGCCTCTTCCACGATCACCGGGATTTTCAGCGTGATGCCATAGGGCAAAACAAGCGGTGGGACTGACAGGTCATCGAGAAACAGGTGCCGGTTCGCCTCGATCAGGACGGTCTGCTTGTACTGGTCGCCATAATAACGATAGGCCAGCAAATCCCAGCGGTCGCCGGTCTGGGTGACATGCTCGAAATAGTCGCCGGTGAGCTTCGCCGTCATTTTTTCACCTGCGGATTTTGCGCCGCGCCCTTGGAAACGGCAGGCGCGCGGGATTTTGCGAGGGAGGTGATGAGCGAGAACAGCCCGCCCGCAATCGGGTCTTCCAACAACGAAATCGACGCCTCAATGCGCACCGGCGACCCGCCCCGATCCGTTTTGGCCACGGTCACAGACAGGCTTTCAACCACGTAGCGCTTCCCGTTAAAAACGCCGTTTCCGAGGACCAGCGGAAGCGGTGATTTTAACGCGAAGGCCGCTTCCAGCTTCGCCAGCTCCTCGCCCGGATCGCAGAACTCTTCTGAAAAGAAGAAATCGAAGGATTGTGTGTCCAGTTCCTCGCCGATCTCCTGCAGCACGGGCTTGCCGCGTGTCGGCGCGTGCTGTGCGAACGTCGCCGCGCGTTCATAAGAATGCGCCGTCGGGCCGGTCAGCGGCGCAATGCCCAAGGGAATGGAGCCGAGCAGATAGATCACGCCTTTTTCCTATCGTTTTTCCGGCGCTCTTCCTCGACAAGCTTGGCGATGTGGCGAGCATGAGCATCCAGTTCTTTCCGGAAAGTCGCCTCGGCGCTCTTCGCATCGCCGGAGAGTTGCAGGGTCGGCTTGTACTCGATATGGACGCCGCCGCCCGTCTGCCCTGATGCGATGGAGGCCGACTGGCTGCGCGCTGCCACCTCAGCCCGCACCGCCGCGCCGGCAACGGGCTGCGCCGAGACCGGAATACTCGTTCCAGAAATGCTTGCTGCCGCCATGGTTGCCGCTGCAGCGCCGCGCATTGCCTTCACCATCGGCGCGGGACGGATGGACGAGGCGATGGTTTCCCCAAATTTGAGCCGGTGGATATCGGAGAGCGGGCCGACCTTGGCCGGTGAGGATGGCAGATGGTCACGCACCGCCTGAGCCATCTTCTGGATTTCGGCGATGACCACCACCGCGCGAGCGCGGATGCCCGCCGCCATCGTATCCATCAGCGCCGCGCCCTGATTATAAAGGCTGACGCCGGCCAGATAGGATTGCGCCTGTTGCACCGAGTTGGTGACCGCCTGTTTGATACGCCCGGCTTCGGCATCGAGGCGCGCAAGCTGTCCCATCGCGCCGGTGGTGTCGGTCGCTGCCACAGCTTGCATATCCGCTTTGAGCGCAGCCGTGGCGGCCTGCGCCGCCTGGATCGTCGCCGGGTCCATCACATCGACCTTTGCGCTTGCCCCGAAGGAAAAGGCGGACCTGACCCGCGACCAGGCGCTGCCGAGGCGGGATGAAAGGCCTTCTATCGCGGCCATGGCCTTGTCGCCCATTCCGCCGATCCAGCCCGCTATATCCGGCATCTCGGGCAGATCGAGCGGCTTTATCTCCGGCCACGAAAACGAAGGCAGGAAATCGGACCATTCGAAACTCGCGATATACTGTGCCCAATCAATCGTGCCGGTAATGATGCCAGACCATGAAAAGCCGGGAACAAAATCCAGCCAGCGCAGCGGCGATAACCACGAAAGCCAGTCGAGCGCCGTGAGCACATTGTCCCATGTCAGCGGTGGCAGGGAAGCCCATGCATCAGAAATGACGGTCGAGATCGAGGACCATGCTGACGACAATGCCGCGACCGGATCGAACCCAAGCCATTCCTTGATCGACGCCCAAGCGGCCTTGGCGCCGGCAGAAATCGAGTTCCAGATATTGACGAAGAATGCGACGATACTGTCCCAATTGGCATATATGAGATAGGCAGCTGCCGCGATTGCGATGGCTATGGCGGCAATGATCAGAACAATCGGATTGGCCATCAGCGCGGTTGTGAGCATCGTCAGCCCAAGGGCGATCTGGACAAGGCCCGCAGCAGTTGAAATCAGCATCGGCGCGAAGGCCATGCCGGCAAGGATTACTCCAAGGCGCTCCCATCCGCCCACATAGTCGGCGGCGATTTTGAGATACCCGCCGAGCTTTTGCAGGACGCTGAATACATTGGTGGCAAAATTCCACGCGCTTTCCAGCACAAACTGGATTTTCTGCCCGATAGAGGCCGCCCACCTGTCAAGCTCACCGCTCTGTTTCAGTTGATTGATGGTATCCAATACCATCTTCAGCTTTTCCTTCATCCAGTCGAACAGGCCGGCGCTCATGATGGCTAACTGAAACTGGGTCCAGATGTCGGCTACGTTGGAAATCATGCCGCCCCATGTGCTGGACAGCTTTTCCATTGCTCCGCCGTATTTCTCGTTGAAAATTTCCATCAGCTTGGCCTGAATACCGATGCGATCTGTCGCCTCGACGGAGGCCTCCATCATCTTTCCGGTCGAGTCTGTATAGTGATACGTAATCATGCCGGCTTCTTTGGAAGCTGTGATGCCCAGCTCTTTGAGGCGCTCGTTCTCACCAGTCACAGCGTCTTTCATAGCTTCGACCGCTTGTATGACAGGAATTCCCATCGCGGCGGCACTATCGCCCAAGTCCCGCATTAAGCCGTTTGTTGGATCGAGCCCCATCGTTCGCAGAGCAACAAAACTCCGCATAACCTGATCCAACTCGTATGGTGTCTTGGCCGCAAAATCCGTCACCCAGGCCAT